ATGTTGACCCAACAAAGAGATTATTTGTAGTGTTAGCAATGTTTTTAATTTCTTCTTTTCTATCTAAGTCTTTTTTCTTTTTATTTAAATCCATTAATCTATCATTAACATCAGAAATATTTTTAATCATACCTGATAATACTTCAAACGCACGAGGATGTTCACTTTCTCTAGCAACTTCAATCATCAACTCTAAACTTTGCTTGCCTTTTTCAACAAGTTCGTAATAAGTGTCTCTTGAATATTTGTAATCATTATCAACATTCTTTTCTTCAGGAGGAAAGAATTGTTTCATGTCATCTTTATTACTCATCTAATGTAACTTTTAATCTATTTTTTATATGTTCATCTCTAATATCATCTTTAGATTGACCCATATATCTTACTGCATGATATTTTTCAATCATATATTCATTTATGGATTGATCCGCATAATCTGTAGTTCGCCACAATTCTCCTAATATTCTTCCGAACTTACCTTTTTTATCTTTATGAGTTCTTAAAACCAATCCATTCTTATCATCACACATACCTTCTAAGAATCTCTTAGAAGCTACTCCATATACTTTTTCAGTTTGATTTGATGTTCTTGATTCAGGTGCATCAATTCCATACATACGGATTCTTTGATTTCTCATCCATACTCCAAAGCCTAAATCAATATCTACGTCGACGGTGTCTCCATCAACTATTTTTATTATTTTACAAGGGTAGTGATACATTTTTAACTCGCGCTATCTAAAATTGTTGTAGTAAATCCAAAATCACTATCAGCTAAACCTATCGCTGAAGTTGGATTCGGAACTACCTGAATTGTTTCTAAACCAATATCAGAATCACTATTGCCAGAACCCATCTGAAAAATTTTGGCAGTGCTTGTTCTTATGACACTTGTATTGGCTATTGGACCATGATAACTTAACTTCATCTCAAAGTCCATGCTGTATATTATTGTTCTTCTTTGTTCCATCGCTCCTTCAAAATCATCAGAAAAAGATACACCGTTTATTATTATAGGAATGTCTTCAACAAATGTAGGGTGTTCTGTTGCAAATGGTTTTATTGTTATACTGTATTGTGGATTAAATGTAGGTAGTATTTGTTCAACTATTTGCAGCGCATCATCTTGCGATTTAGCGTAAGCATTTAATTGAAAATTTATTGAGTAAGGAACAGGCGTAAAAAATTTTTGTCTTGTGCTTACAGAACTACTAGTGTTTTTAAATGTACTGGATTTTGCCAGTTGTCTTGCATTATCATATGTAATAGCTGTTATTTCAAATGACATTCTTGGCAACTTTATTGCTACTTTCGTATCATTTGTTAAATCTGGATTTTCTCTTATTCTTTCAAGATACTTTTGTTTTGGTGCATAAGACAATGGAACCTTTAATTGACTTATGACGGCGCCAGAAGAATTTTTTCTCAATACGTAAATATTATTAAACAGTCTACCAAAGATGGCTACTGCTTTTTTAGTTTTTTCGTGATAGAAGTGTGTACCAAACATTAGTTGTTCTCCGTATCACCAAATGGATTAGTCTCTGAGAAATCCATGAAGTCAGTACTTCCTGTTGAAAAGTCTGCATTTTGTTCATTCTCAGATAATTGATTGTCTTCAACTACTAATGTAATGATACCACCAGCTCCACTTTTAAGGCCAATAACTTTCTTATCAAGCGCAAACGTATGGTATTTACCATCATCTGCACCAGCATGTATGACGTGTAGTTTATCATCTGAATCAGAATATTTAACAACTTCACCACGCATTGTGGTATCACCACTGGCACTCGTAATTGTTTCTCCAACTTCAAATATATTTGTTGTAGGTGCTGAAAAACGAACAGTTGGATTTGTACTTGCAAATCCGGTGCCAGAATCAACTAGAGTTAATGCACTAACTTTTCCATTATTGCTATCTATAGTTGCAGTAATTTGAGCGCCGACACCAGATGCATCAATAAGTTCAACTGTTGGAACTGTAAAGTAATTACTACCACTATCAGTTAATACTATACTTGTGACTTTACCGCCGACTGTAGTTGCAGTAGCATTCGCACTATCTCTTGCATTACTTAATGATAGTATATATTTGTAAGCATATTTATTTTCAATATCATCAATTGTATCTACACCAGTATCTAAATCTTCTCCAGTGTATTCGTATAATTGACATCTTAATTTATAAACAGGTAAATTACTCAATTGATAGAAAGGCATTTCATGTTCTACATGAGTTATTTGAAATAAAGAATTTGATAATGGTAAATAAATTAAATCACCTTCTGAAGGTCTTACAGAAGTTATTTCATTATCATATCTCTTTACAGTATCTTCCCATCTTTTTCTTGAAACTACAAACGTAGCTTCATCTCTTATCTCTACACCAAAACGCGTGAATAAGTCTCCTTCACCTTCAAACCCTTCGGTGTTTTCAATATACATTTCTACAATATGTGATGAATTGAAGCTTGATACTGGATCGTCACCAAGTATTGTATCTTCATTGACGAGATCACGTGGAAGATAATACACGTCTTGACCGTACATCTTCAACGATTCTATAACTATATCTTCGTAAAGGTTTTGTTCTGACTTTACCTTTTGACTGAAATATAAATTAGTTGCCATATCATCCTACGAAAAAGTCTGGTGGAAATTCATGTTCTAATCTTAAATTTTCTCTGAGCGTAGCTATCTCAGAAGTAGCATCATCATATATTTGTCTTCCATTTAAAACGACTCCTCCGGGCAACTGCATTCCTTCAAATTTAATTAAGTTCATACCCCATTGTTGTTTTATCAATGCTGTAGTATATTCTTTTAAAAACATATCATTATATACTGACGTATGAGTTTCTGGATCGACTATACTATAAATTTCAGCAACTATATAATCACCAGCTTTAATGTCATTATCTGCAAAATCACCGAAGATATACAATCGATTTTGTTTTCTTGAAAATTGTACTTGAGGATGACCATTTAATTTCATATCCAATAACGATAAATATTGCTGCATTTGTTCATAGTAAGCGAGATCACCTGCAAAATTCATTAAATCGGCAATATCATTTAACATCATCTGATATTTTATATCGAAGAAATTTCTTGAATTTTGAAATGAACTCGTAAGTGGAAACATCTTAGATACAAATAAAACGTTATTGGCCACAGAAATGTATTCGTTTGTTACATCATCTGCAGTAATTAAATGTTTTAAATATGTTCTTACAGTTGCATCTGAATGAAACTCTTGATAGTATTGTAACGCTTCATCAACACGATCTTCTACCTGATCTTCATCTACATTGATTTCAATAACAGGATCACCTAGTCTGCGTTTTGCGTAATCAATTAATGTTGCTCTTGAAGTTGGATTTGCCATTTATTATCCTTAAATACTTTTATCTATTTATAATAAAACTAATCTGTGTCTGTTGGTTTTGTTGGAAACGCAAAACCGTCATCATGTATTGATTGGTATGTTTTTGTAATATCTCTTAATTTTTGTCTATATGTTATCCAATCTGATGGAACAGCAGTGTTAGTTTCCTGAGCTTTTATTACAACCCAATCGCTTTCTTGAAGAAGTTCATTTCTAAGATTTCTTAACATCAATAATTTTGTTTCTGAGAGCGACATTATCCTGATATTTCCATTAATGTTAACTGGCAAGTTCCACTTGCCATCTCATCATTGTTATAGTTGTACCCACCAATATTTCTAAACATTATTCTTGTACTACCTGAATGTTCAATAACACCTTGTATATTATAAGTAATTGCAGAAGTTGTGCTAGGAGAGTCAACAAAATGAAAAGGAACAGAATGAGGTCTACTAGCCGAGTAACCAGCATCTGTAGCTGTAGAATGCATAGGACTTGCGCCGGATGCGTCACCACCATGAACTGTTGTTGCTGATGATAAGTCATCAGTTTCACCTATGACTGTAGTTCCTCTCTTTAATCTTACTCCTATGTAATCAAGAACTCCACTATGATCACTATACTTGCCTCCTATCGACACAAATCCAAAAATAAGAATTTTGCTACTCGTCGCTGAAGGAGTTATTGATCCGCTTAAAACAGTATTTGGAGTAGTTGAACTGTTACCTGAAAAACTTGCTGATGTCATATCGTTAGTAGATACTGTTTGAATAACTCTACCTGCAGTAGCTAAAAATCCTGCTAAATCTGCTGCTTTACTCATGCTAAATCTCCATGTGATACTGAGTAATTATACGTTCCATCTACATAACTACCTGCGTGACTAGTAAAATCATACAAAGTGGTTGTGTTAGTAACTGCCCAATTCACTTTACAGGCTGTCGTATTACTTCCACCCCATGAATCTCCATTATAAGCATTTCCGAATCCAACTACTTGATAGTTATTAAGACTAGTGTATGCCGTTGCCAGATTAACTCCTATTCTTCCTGAGTTAATATCTGTTACAGTACTAGTATTAAGACTATCTTTTATAGTGTTGCCATTCATATCATAATATAACAGATTCTTTGCTAACCCTGCAACGACATTTGTAGTAGTTGACCCTCCTTCAGTTTCAGCTGATGCACCAATACTCATTCTAATATTCGTGCCACCGGTTCCAGCTTTATCTACAATAGTATCTACATTTATTTGGCTTGTCATATCTTTACCTTATTGCTGTAATTTGTAAAACGGGTTTTGAAATTTCATTGGAGCCGCCTCCATCCCAATAAACGGTTGAATGTACTCTATCATTTGCATTACCAGAAGCATATTCACGAGCTTGCAATTTAATATTTTTAGCCGTATCCCAACTTGCCACTGCACCAGTTGCAGCTGTATTAGATACACCAATAGAGAATACCCACTTATGATGTTCTATTCTTTCAGGATATCTTCCTGATAAACTATGTCTAGCATCAGTTACTTCAACATTGTCAAGAAATAATTTCCAATGAGAAATGGCGTGATCACTAGTCCAGCTGAGTTGGTGCATGAACTCATAAATAACTCGACTAGTTCCGTTAGGTGGTGTATAATCAATGGATGAGCCTGTTACATCTGTATACGTTGTTGGAATGGATAGTGCCGCAGTTACGTTTTGAAGCTGGTATGTACCACTTTGTACAGTTACGTTTGTACCGTCACAAACTCCAATCAACGTCTCAATTATTGTGCCTTTAAGACCTGTTGCACTATTTGCTGGTTCTATTGAATCTACTTTTAAAACACTTGCCATGAAATCTCCATTATACTATGGTCCAGTAGCCATTGACGGTTACTGTTGCATTTTGAGTTATAGGTCCGGACGATAATCCATTTTCATCAGAATCAATTGTGACATCATTACTTATCGTTTGTCCATTTAATCTTATTAAACTGTTATTTCCTTTAAAAGGATATCTATTATCAGATTCAGTTTTAGTGTAATTTTGTTGAACTCCAAATACATCATAAACTATCATTTCAATATGATCTCCATTACTTGCACCTGTTGCGAGTACGACAGTGCTTCCATCAGCGGCCGCGTAATCATCTCCTGCTTTAAGTAGAACACCATTTCGATATACATCCATGTATAAAGTATCAGTATATTTAAGAGTTAAAGAGTTTGCATCTGATCCACTAAATGTAGTTTGACTTGCAGAAGCTTGAAAAACAAACCGTGATCTTACACCTTGATGTGGACTTTTACCTATATACGCCATAATCTTTCCTTAATTTATTTCTATTTATAATAGTTTTATCTTGCATTCGAAGTTTTAAAATCTGCACTTGCAAAAGCTAAATATAAAAATCTTCCACCACTACTATTATAAACTGCTTCTGTTGACCTCACTTTAAAACCGTTAGATAAAAAATCTACAATAATAGGAGTACCTAACCCAGAGCCATCAACTTCTGCACCAGTTCCCGGCGTATATAAATATAAGTCTGTTGGATTAGATGGGTTTCTTTTATCATCAAGTAACTGAAAAGAACCAGAGTCATTGGTTCTTTTCAACATAATCCAAGCAGGCCTAAAGCCAGTATAAGCAAACGGTCCATCCGTTGAATTGTTTCCAGTATATGAGCCAATTTTAGAAAACCCTTCTACATTATGAAAACAATACATAACAAATTCATCTGTACCTTCATTTACAGTGTTATCTGTATTGATAGTAACTACACTTGAAGTTGGTGCGGTATTGGCAAATGAACCGCTATTAGAACTAAATGCTCCACCATCATCTAAATATAACTGACCGGTAAATCCATTTTGATCTTGCCCTATAACCCATTGACCATTTGAGCTTGCATCTCTATTCTTTATAATTACCATATTAGGTGCAGAATTTAATCCGTGAGGAAGTGTACATTGTGTATTACTATTTGCAGTGTATGTTACAATGGAAAACCCTGATATTGTATTTGCACTTAATTTATCTATTTTAATTGAGCCTGCCAAAGGCGCAGTTGTTTCTTTACCATCTATAAGAACGCTTCCAGCAGTAGGTGCTTCTCCAACGCCGGCAGTATTGCTTGCAGTCGGTGCGCCTCCAGCTTTCCAACACCAAGCTACATAATTATCAGTACTGTAATTTGTTCCTCTAGCACCAGTACCATCATTTCCAAGAGAAAATCCATCAGTTGCAAAGGCTGTTAATGTGTCATTGTCATTAACTTCAGCATTATTAGCGTTTGGACGTATGTTGCGGCCTGTACCTCTTACAGAATCAAAAACATTATGAAATCTTGTTTGATTTCTAGCTTTAATCCATACCCAATCTGGCTGAAATCCAACTCCAGTTATAGTCTGTGTGCCGTCATTACCAGTATAAAGAACTGTATTAAAATAATCTGTAGGTGCAGAAGACGCTGAAGGATTAGGTGATATAATACCATCTTCAAGAGCATTAGAACACAGTGCATTAAATCCTGCAGGCGGTGTATAGTAAAACTTACCACCACCACCCGTATTACCATTACTACTTAGATTTCCTGCAAAAGTATCATCTTGTCCAAAATTTGCTACATACTTATAAGTTGTTGAGTTTTGTCCGTCTCCTACTGCTGCAAAGTATGGTCCATTTGCTTTAGTCAATACGTCATCAACTGCTCCTTGACTTACATTATTTTTAAAAAAAGTAACAGTTTCATTATCAGCATTAAAAGCAATACCTATAACATCTCCATTTGTATAAGTAGCGCCATACGCTGTTAAAAATGGTGTACTTGCTTGTGGATTTCTTGTTCCGCCATTATTATAATAAACGGCCGTTCCTGCAGTTGTGCTTCTTTCAACTCTATTTGTTAATCCGATGCTAGCATAACTACCACCCATAGTATGAACATATATTTCCCAATACCATCTACCTGTAGTTATACCAAAGGTGCCGGTCCAATGAACTCCGTATGTTGTACCACCATCAACACTTTGTAAATTACCTTCTGATAAAGTTACGGAACCATTAACAAGTGTGCTTTCTCTATTACTATTTACTGTGCAAAAATTATTTTCTGGGCAATCAGGTATATTACTATCATCTGTGCCCATATTATAATCATTGAAATGATGGCCGTTACCACTTGTATCAGCACCTATTGTTGATGAGCTTCCACTTGTGCTTCCAACTGTAGAGTTTTTAAATTCTAATCTGTATCCAGTGTTTCCATAAGACACAGACGCAATTTTTGGAATCCAAACTCCATTTTTATCTTCTCCAAATTCTGTAGGTGCGTAACTATATCCATCACAATGATGAACATCTGCAAGATAGAAATCTCCTTCGTATCCATCAGCATAACCTAAACCTGCTATACGAAATTTTCCTGCAGCATTGTTAAATGATACATTATTATTTTGACCAACTGTTGTTGCATAACTACCTGTTTGCTGTGTGCCATTAACATATAATCTAACTCTATCATCTGCACTACCTTGAGTTGTATCAACTCTAATAACAAAATGATACCAATTTGTAACATCTCGATACATTGCATCACTTGTCCATTGAAGATTGTAAGAAGCACCTGTGATATTATAGATATTTAATCTTCTATTGGTTGTAAATTGAATCCATGCTGCGTCTCCTGGACCTCCAGCTGTTCCTTTATCAGAGCCAAATATAGTATCTCCAGAGTTAATACTCCAATTTTTTAACCAACAAGAAAATGTAAATTTTTGTGTGCTAGTTGGTGTTGTAGAATCTGTCCTTTGCAAATATTTATTATTTGTATCTGAAAATCGTGCAGATTGTGTAACAACTCCGGGATGTATGTCCGTATCGAACATCCATTGTGGACCAAGTGAATTAAACATTAGCTGAAAGCTTTTTGTATTTTACCGAGAAGAATGCTGTCAGCAGCTTGAACAATATATGGAATAATATCAACTGCATCTGCAGCTGTACTTAAATTTATACCAACACCGCCTGCAGTTTTGTACTGACTACCAAGAGTTAATGATCTATTTCCAGTGCCATCTTGTATACATACTATTACGCCAGTTTGTCCAATCTTTTCGGTTGTAGGGTTAGCAAGAGTTACGTCGCCGGTGAATGTCAAAATAAAATTATTATTATTTACAAAATTTAATGTCACACTTCCAGAGTTTGTAGTATCTACAAATGTAGAAGCTTCATAATCTACACCGCCACTTCTTAATCTAGTTAAAGGCATTTTTTACTCCTATGCGTAAGGACTAGAACCTAGTGTATCTGAATCCCATGCCGCTATTAATTCATCAATAGTAGTTGCATCACTTATTGCAGTTGCAGCTGGCGCATCTCTTAAATTATTCTTTTTTGTAACAGCTTCAGCTTTATGTGATTCATTACCTGTTTCTAAAGATTTCATATAAGTGACATCCAACGTTTCAAGTAAAGGCTTTCGCACTTCTCTAATTTTATCTTTAAATATTTCTTTTGCCGTTGTTAAGTCTTCAGTGATTACGTTTCCAGTCAATGACCACGCTTCTCTGAAATGTCTAGTAGATGGAACAGTTAATCCTCTAGCATTAGCTTGCTTTCCATCTTTATCCACTATAAAAGTCGTCATTTACTTCTCCTTAATTGTTTCATCTATTTTCCAAGAGCTTCTCCAAGTTCTTGTTTTTGGAAGCTGATCTTTTTTACAAATCACTAGTCTTGGTCGATTAGCTTTTTCATAATCTCTCCACACTCTCTGTGGTATGTCTTTCATAATTAGATATTCAATTGCTTGTTCTTCAGTCATAGCATCAACAGGTTTTGTATTATGTAATAAGTAACCTCTTGTATGCTTCTTAAAATCAGGTTTAGCTTCATCTTCAGCTAACTCCCAATAAACTTCTACTGGTGGAAGTATTCCACCTTGTAGTGCGCAAGCCATCCAGTTCGGATCCGGCACAGTAATTTTTGCTGGTGCATCTGGTTCTTGCGGATCTTCCCAAACAACTCTATAATCCGTTTGAATCATTTCTAAATTTTCTTTAGCCCAACCTAATCTATGCCAAAGATGTTCACCTTGAAAATCTGGTGTTTTAACTTTATTCATTAACTTACTTTATATCCTCCAAATTCTGTTCTAAAATAGTTTGCGTTATAATTAACAAGAAGTGAGTTACCACCATTTTGATCGCAATCTATTACAACTTCAACATAATCACCAGCAGTATCTAGATTAATCACTGCATTACCTTGCATCATATATTGATAACTATGACCTATAAACATAGGATGTGCTGTTTGCATTTGTCCAGAACCATTTTTTCTAAAATAAGAATATGTATCAGATGTTGTACCGCTCGATGATGTAAATAATGAATAATAAAAATAATAAATGCCTGTTGTAGCTGAAGTTACTGTAAATTTATTACTTGCAAATAAACCACCTTTATTAATGATGGTGCCACTTTCATCGCCGTCGGTTGTAGATTCAAATGTAACTGCCGCTATTGTGGCATCATTAATTGTTTGATCTGTGTTTTTTGTAACATGAAAACAAGGTCTATTTGGTTCACTAATTATACCTGTGCTACCTATAGTCATAGCAGTACTAGTGCCTTCTTTACTTTTTAATGTATCTACTCTTAGTTCACTCATAATGTTACTAACCTTCCACCACTTTGTATTGTTAAAGTTACTCCACTATCAATAGTTAACGGACCAGTTACTTGTGCATTCTCTGTGCCTAATATTGTAGTATCTATAGATAAATTCTGTGCGTTAATTCTAAATAATCCACCTACTTTAAAATTACCCTTATTCTCAGCAGCGGGTGTTACTGAACCACCTGTTAATGATTTATAGTTGACAAAAACATTTCCAGTTCCACTTGAAGGTGCACTGTCAAATGTTAATGAAGTTCCATTTGGTAGTGTGTATGATGATGTGTCTTGAATAACACCATCAACCGAAACTAAAATATCTTGAACATTTGAAATATTTCTGTTCAGAGTAAAGACTGTAGCGCTGCCAGTACCATTGAACCTTTGCACATCTGGTATTGCTTGAAAATTTGCAACGTGCCTGTTACCAATATATCCCATCTCTACTCCTATGAACTAATAGCATCAACAGCAGAAACATATACGTCTAAACTTGAATCTGCACTTGAAATAACTTTTAATGCATCTCCACTTTGTAAAACGAATTTTGCTCCACCATCACATAATTGAAGTGTTCCACCCGCAGGTACGGGTGCACCTTTAATTAGATAATAGCGTTCACTGCTTGATGTAACAAACACATCAGTCGTAACTTCTGAATTTGTAACATTGGCTATATTGATTCCAATCAAAGTATCAAAGCTGTTTGATGTGTGGATAGTTCCAGAACCTGAAGAATCCTGTCCAACAAACCTACTTATATATCTTCTAAAATCTTGTGCCATTTGCCTTTCCTTTATGTATTATTTATAATGCTATCGCCATAGCAATCGCAAATCCTGCAGAAGCTCCTGTTGAGAGTTCTGCGTTATTAACTCTTAAATTACCTGTTATATTTACACCAGAATCAAGTGTTTCAAACTTTTGATTACCGTAGTTATATAATATTGCCCTACCAGTAGAACCATCAGCTTTAAAGTAAAGTGCTACATCACCACTACCGTCATCACTTTGAATATTAACATCTGCATTATCTTTATAATTTCTGATATTTAAATTACCTAAATTATTATTGATAGCTCCATCGGCTCCATTGTGATTAATAGCCAGATCATTACCAGTACCAAAATTTATTTTTGCATTATCAACTAAGTCAATAGAGTATAAACTTGAATTAACTTCGAGTGCTTTGTCTGATTTATCAAACATTATGGCACCAGTAGAATCAAATATAACATCACCGTTTACATGTAAATTTGCTTCTGCGTTTGCACCAATTTTTACTGTACCGCCGTCTGTTTGTAAATTTAATTGATCTGTGCCACCATTTTCTCTACCTATGACTTCATTTTGGTCTATAATTACATTTGCACCACTTGTTGGTCCTACTTGTAAACCATGTCCAGTTGAACTTAACGAAGCGTCACCAGTTGCAGTTAATCTAAGTTTTTGTGCTGTAACAGTTCCTGATAATGCATTAACATTTCCTGTAACCGTGACACTAGAATCTGTAGTTTCAAACTTTTTACTTCCATTATGATAAAGATCAACTGAACCACCATCTGTAGCATCTATTGATTTATTACTGCCTAGATCCTCAACTATTAATCTACTTGTTTGTATGAAAAGAGAGCCGGTACCTTGATCACGAATGACAGAATTACTACCATTATGAAAAATTACAAAATCACTGTCATTACCAAATTTTATTTCACTATTATCATTCAGGCGCATATGCCCGCTAAGTTGAAGTAAACTCGAGCTGTCATCGGTGGCACCACCTAATAATATCCTACCATTAAATTCTGCCATCTTAATGACTCCGGCATCATCAATTTCAAGTGATGGTATACCGGAAACATCATTAACTGCAAAGATAGTTCCTTCTAAAGAATTAGTAATTGAGAATAATTGTCCGGCCGTACCCGTAAAACTCAATGTTCCTGAATTTTCTGGTCTTGCCGTGACGGTGATTGCCGCAGAGTCACCTATACTCGAATCAGCACCGGTAAAAACAACGCTAGGTTGATTGCCTAGTATACCACTAATATTAGGAGTGATTAAAATATTTTTATCTGCTATAGCCATCTGTATTCCCTATTGTTCTATTTATAATCCAAATCTGGTTTTTGTAGCATTATAAAAATCTGCAACTTCATCATCACTTAACATTTTATTATAAGTTGTGACACTTACTATCTTTCCATCTTCAACAGATCCAGCATAACCATAACCAATACGAATATTTCCAGCAGTCTCTAAAGCTGTATCACTTCTCGAAGTATAATTACTTACCCAAGCTTCTCCGTTGCGGCTGTAATAACCAGTTCTTCCAGTTGCAGTTCTTCCAGTACTCATTTTAATTCCAAGAAGATGCCATGCATTATCACTAAAACCAATAGCTGAGCCAACATCATAAGTAGGAGTTCTTCTACTGTACCAAGAAAAAGTATTACCAGGTTCAAGAGTTACTGCTATTTCTTGTTGATATGAATTATAGCTAGTTCCTGCTTTTTCAAAGATTGTGTCTCTTTCTTCGTTACTTTCGTGATACATCCATATGAGCAATGTACAGTCACCT